AAGAAAATAGAATATACATGTGAACCATTAAACAGTAGAGGTATATAATGATTGAACCTAACGGAAGAGAAAGAGCATATCTAACTTTTACTCTTATAATTATAAGTGTGCTTATAGCATTCCAATCATTTGGATATGTATAAAACTTTGTGGCGATATTGGTGTAAGGCAATGGGAAGTCATGCTTACGATGACGATAAGCAGGATGACCACATACACCTAACAATTAGAACCTTTTGGTTTCTGTTACACATCGTTACATGTCTCTTTATAATAATAGGTAACGGAAGATTACTAGGACTATGGTAGACAATAAAGAACAACTTGATAGAATAGAAAAGAAGATAGATGCTTTAGATAAAAAACTAGATGAACATATAAAAGAGATATGGACAGTGTATGTTCCTATCAAGAAACTTCTAGAGAAACTAGAAAGATTTAGATTGTGGTAAAATCACCTTTCAAACAACCATGGCACTTTGATAAATTTAGAGAAGATAAAGAAGGTGAATATGTAAAATGTATTGGTCACTTTGTTGGTGATTGGAAGGATGATATTATCGCTGCTCGGAACATTGGTGTACAAACTGAACTATATAATAAACAAAGATATGGACATGCGGCTAATGCTATGTCAGAAGGTCACTTACAAGAAGATGCAGAGAATCCAGACGGCAAGCCTGAAGCAGTGATGTTTCGCAAAATCAACTTTGATCAATACTCAGGCACTTGTCCACAGTTTGAAAAGATATCGAATTTTTTAAAAATGAATAAGGAAAAAAAACTTGCACAAAAGTTTAATGACCAATTTCCAAACGATCAACTTATGTGGCACATTGATAACTTGCCTGGCAACCCACGGAAAGAACGAGTAATAGATAATCCAGATTTTAAGTATCAAGAAACAGATAAGATGCGCTTTCTTATTATGTTGGAAGATTGGGAGCCAGGCCAGATACTACAGTTTGGTAATAGAATATACACACAGTGGAAAGCTGGTATGACTTTGTGTTGGGAATGGAGCACACTACCACATTTAACATGGAATGGTAGTTGGAAGAAAAGACCTGCTCTACAGATTACAGGCAGTATGACAGATAAGACATTAGAGATTATCAAAGAAGGAACGCCAGAAACAATTTATGAAATATGAAATACTTATTGATACTTGGAATTATTATGGGAACAATAACCTCTGATAAAGAGATGATAAGACCCAGAGGTGGGCCTACAAAAAAAGTGAAAGTTATTAAATAATGTATAGCGGAAAACCTCTAAAGGCACATATAGAATTATCTAATAAGTGCAATGCCATGTGTCCTCAGTGTGGTCGAAACACTGCCGTAAGTGGTACACTTAAATTACAGCCTGGTATGCAGACTACTGAACTAAGACTTGAAGATATAGAAAGAATATTTGATGATGAGTTCTGGACAACTCATCAATTAGATAATGTGAGGTTTGTCGGAAACTATTCTGACCCTATCGCAACAAAAGATTTACATGAGATTGTAGAGTTCTTTATTTTTAATAATCCAAAGATACAAGTTACGATATCTACTAACGGAAGTTTAAAGACAGAGGATTGGTGGTATCATTTCGGAAGTATGTTTAATGATAAACATCGTAGAGTTGTATTTGCATTAGATGGTACAGATAATATTACACATGCATTGTATAGACATAGAACTAACTACGATAAGATTATACGAAATGCAAAATCATTTATATCTGCTGGTGGTAATGCAGAATGGTCTTTCCTAGTGTTCAAACATAATGAACATCAACTAGAAGAAGCAAAGAGATTGTCGGAAGAGTATGGATTCAAAAAATTTCTTTCTGTGTACACCACAAGATTTCACAATGGTAAAGGATACAAGAAATATAAATTAGATGGAGTGGATTACAAATTAGAAGAGACAACAACAAAAGAGATGCCAAATCTCTCTACAATACCTTGGCCGCCGGAAAACATAGACATATCATGTAAAGTTTTACAAGAAGATTATGAAGAGATATTTGTGGACTATACTGGAGAGATAGTTCCTTGTTGTTGGGTTGGTGCTTCATTACACAGATGGAGAACTAAAGATAATTATTTTAAACCATCATATCCAGTTGAAGATGATGAACTTATAGGTAAGGTTCTTGATGGTTCACATAATGCAATAAAGTATGGTGCAACAAAGGTCATGACTAATCAGTGGTTTACTAAACTAAAAGAATCTTGGGTTGACAAACCATGCAGAGTATGTTATCGTATCTGCAATAAAAAATTAAATTTAAAAAAAGAAAAGGTGGAAGAAGAATGGGTCTAAATGATATACTAAAAAGTTCTAGTAGTATGTTCAATGCAAATGTTCGCATACCACTAGTTCATTTAAATGTTCTAGATAAAGTAGAGAATACACACATACAACATGCTGTTCGGAAACATGCGACAGACGATAGACATTTATCAAATGTAAAAGCGAATATGACTTCTTGGTATCTACACGAAGAGAGTGATGTTATAGGTGGACTTGCAGATTTAGTTTTGATTGAGTGTCAGAAGATGTCTGGCAAGTTTGATTTAGTCATGGGAGAATGTTGGGGTAATGTTCAGAAATATTCAGAGAATGTAGTAGAACATACACATTGGCCTTTTCTATGGTCTTGGTGTTACTATAGTTTAGTAAATAGTACATCGCCGCCGCTTATATTCCCAGAGGCAAAGCAATCGTTTGAACCAGAGATAGGTGACTTGATTATCTTTCCTAGTTATATCAAACATTCTGTACCACACAGTTATTCAGAGAACGAAAGAATAGTAGTCGCTGGTAATATCGCATTTAAGTTTAGAAAAACTACTATGCCACCGATTGATGGATTTGGAGAAGCACTTCTCTATGGTGCAAACTTAAATGATGTAGGATGTTGATTATTGCGATTTTGGAAATAATTATATTCCATTTCAAATTATAGTTTCCAATATAAATAGTAGTGTAAGATAAAAACTTACAATTCATAAAAACAAGGAGAACGAAGATGAGTGCAATGAGCACAGCCGTATGGCAACAAACATGTCACATTTGTGATAAAGTCCACAAAGTAATTCACAACACAATAGTACAAATGCAGAGAGCAAGACAACTATCTGCAAACAGAGAAATACTAAATCAACTACCAGCATTGAAAGCTGTGTCTGGTGAAAAAGAGTTACATTTTAACTTAGACAGAATGAACGACCAGACAAACGAACTTTACGACAGCAAGTTAATAAAGTAATGTGGCCATACACAGAAGAAGAAAACGACTTCATTAGTAAGTAGTTTCTTATAAATACTAGTGACTCTTTGAGTGATGAGATTGAGAGGAGACACGAGTGATAGAAGTAGTAGCAGCTTTAGGAGCTGCAAGTTCTGCCTTCAACGCTATCAAGAAAGGTTTTGAGGTTGGCCGAGACATAGAATCCATGTCCAACGATTTAGGTCGTTGGATGGGTGCTGTTTCTGATATCAAAAAAGCAGAAGAATATAACAAAAGACCACCACTGTTCAAAAAACTATTTGCCGCTGGTTCAGTAGAAGAAGAGGCGATGCAAATCTTCATGGCGAAGAAAAAAGCAGAAGATATGAGGTATCAACTAAAACAACTTATATCTTTGACAAGAGGGCCTGCCGCTTGGGATGAACTTTTAAAGACAGAAGGTGAGATAAGAAAAAAACGGCAGAGGATGATTTACGATCAACAAGAAAGAAGAAAAGAAATTTTCAATGCAATAGGCATACTCTTTCTAGTTGTTGCAATCGGTGGAGTGATTGCGATGTTCTTAGGTATGATGATTGACATATACGGACATCCTAGAACTTGGTAACATGGAACTTGTATTCGCATTAGTAACATATATGGGTATCAATAAAATAGATACCTCTTATTTTCGTAGTATAGATGATTGCAAATATTTTGCAGAGAGGTTGAACAATCAACCACCAGTGCCTAGTAATGAAGATGGGCCTAAACCAAGATATGTTGCAATCTGTCAACCTAGTAAGGTTAACTTAGATAGGACAAAGGTATATTGAGATGGTATGTCATAATAGGGAACAGTTTGTTAATTTTATTTTTCATACTGTTTTTAACGCCATGGGAATTACTTGCTGGTGGTAAAATATATCAGCCAAGTGAAAGTAAATATGGTCAGAAAAAAGCGTACACAAGAAATCAACAAATAAATAGAGGTGAAAAAGAAAAGGTAAAGTATACTACTTGTAGATTGAAGAAAAGAATTAAATCAAGGGTTACTGGTAGACAAGCATGCATATATCTTGGCGGAAACAAAACATATACATTGATGTATGAAAACAACTGTCCATCACAGTATAAATGTAAATATGATCCTTGGAGTAAAGAACCTAATATTGATGATGTCATAAGTAGTTTAAATAGTATAAAGAAATGATATTTAAACATGAGAACTTAATTATAGATTTAACTGGTCGAAAAGGTAAACTATACCAAGATGGTAAACTTATGTTCATGGGTGATGGGTATAGATGTATAACTATGATGGTCAGGAACAGTAAAGATAATGTACCAGTTAGAGAAAAGTTTTCTGCACAACTTACCACTAGAGAAAAGTGTAAGTTAACTCTTTCCCCAAAAACTAAAGCTGAAACTTCCTTATAAATAATCTTATAATTAGGAGTTAACCAGCATGTCACAATCTTTCATGGGCCTTGATGGGTTTATCTGGTTTGTCGGAGTTGTAGAGGACAGAAATGATCCTGCCTTACTTGGAAGAGTAAGAGTAAGATGTTTAGGTTTCCACACAGAAGATAAAGAAAAGATACCCACGAGTTCATTACCTTGGTCGCACATAATGTTTCCGATAGATACACCATCTATGAATGGTATGGGTCAGACTCCATCATTTATGGTTGAGGGAACATGGGTTGTAGGTTTCTTCAGAGATGCGATGGAAAAACAACAACCAGTAATTATCGGAACATTGCCTGGCTATCCTCAGACAACTTCAAACAAAGAATTAGGTTTTAACGACCCAAATGCAAAGTATCCCAAGAGTGACTTTCTAGATGAAAGTGATATTAACAGATTAGCGAAAGGTGGAGCGGATGGAAAGAGTCACACAAGTATTGCAGCCAAAGAAGATAAACGAGACAAGGGTGTTCTCACAGCAGTTACAGACCAGACATGGGATGAACCAGCATCTACATATGCAGCCGTCTACCCATTCAATCATGTGTATGAGACAGAATCTGGGCACTATAAAGAGTTCGATGACACAGAGGGCAAAGAGAGAATATCAGAATACCACAAAGCAGGAACATTCTATGAAATTGATTCAAGCGGGAACAGAGTGTTACGAGTGGTCGGATCAAACTACGAAGTCATTCATGGGTCGGATTTTGTCCATGTTAAAGGGTCTGCTAACTTTACAGTAGACGATACACTAAACATAAAAGCAAAAACAATAAACATGGTCGCAGAGACTATGAACGAACTATACACACTACATAATGAGACTACCACAACACTTACGGAGACATATACAACTAAAACTGAAACTGCAACAACTGGTACTACGACTTACTCATCAGGCGACATGATTGCAAGTAACATATCTTTAGTAGGACATCAACACAGAGACAATCCTGGGCTCGCTGGTGCAATCACCACAGTACCAGTTGGTGCTTCTAGTTCTGTCACAGATGCGAATGGTAATACTGTCGATCCAATCAGTGCGGCTTTGGCTGAAACTGCTTTGGATTCATTAGACTTGAGTACACAATCAAATGTTACACTACCAACTTCTGTAACTGCATATCCAGATACACTTGCTAAATTAGATGCGACAGATATAATAACACAATCAATGATGGCGAATGATGCTGTAGGTAAAGATGAGTTGAAAACTCTATCTACATTATTAGTTAAGAATAGTTCTGGCACAACATTAAAAACAGTACATGGTGCTGGTGATTAGTATAAATAATAATAAAGGATGTTAGATGGCTCAATACGATGCACAACTCAAGAATGATGAGAGAAGTACAAGACAATATTCTGATTTAGATTTATTCTTTTCCAGAAGAACATCCGACAGCGATATAAATAAACTTACAGATGTGCAAGCAGTAAAACGAAGTGTTCGTAATTTATGTCAATTAGATTATTATGAAAAACCATTTCATCCAGAGATCGCCTCTGGTATTAGGGGAATGTTATTTGAGTTAATGACACCTTTTACCGCTCAAGTTATTGCGAGACAGATTGAGGATGTAATAAACAATTTTGAACCTAGGGCAAAACTTGTAGGAGTATCAGCGATACCAGACTTAGATCGTAACGCCTACGAAGTCAAGGTAGAATTTTATGTTGTTAACACACCAACTGAATTGGTAGAGTTAACAGTATTCTTAGAGAGATTGAGATAATGGCAGATACTAATAATCAAAAATTAAGAGTTACAGAATTAGACTTTGACGAAATAAAAGACAACCTAAAAACCTTTCTAAAAAATCAATCAGAGTTTAAGGACTATGACTTTGAAGGTAGTGGTATGAGTATTCTTTTGGATACACTTGCATACAATACTCACTACATGGGTTTCAACGCAAACATGTTGGCGAATGAGATGTTCCTAGACAGTGCGGCCTTAAGAAGTTCTGTAGTATCTCATGCAAAGACTTTAGGATACGAACCTAACTCATGTCGGGCACCAAAAGCAACTATCGGTGTTGCATTGACGACAACTAATTCTACAGCGACTATGCCTGCTGGTACAAAATTTACAACAACAGTTGATGGGGTATCATATCAATTTGTAACTATAACATCCAGATCAGCTTCAAGTTCTGGTAATACAATTAACTTTGATAACACAGAGATTTACGAAGGAACTTATGTAACTACAAAATACACTGTAGATAATTCAGACACGGAACAAAGATTTATTATTACAGATAATAGAGCAGACACAACAACACTAACAGTAACAGTGCAAAACTCATCTTCAGATACTTTTACTACAACTTATACAAAAGCAACCGACATATCACAACTTACTATAAACAGCACTGTATATTTTTTACAAGAGGTAGAACAAGGTAGATTTGAAGTTTACTTTGGTGATGGTGTTGTAAGTAAAGCATTAACAGATGGTAATATAGTTATACTACAATATGTGGTAACAAACAAAACTGCAGCCAATGGTGCAAATGCATTTTCATCACCAAGTTCAATTAGTGGTATAACTGATATTGGAATTACTTTAGTAGCAGGTGCTGCTGGTGGTGCTGAACCAGAGAGTATCGACTCAATAAAATTATCTGCACCTTTAGATTTTGCCGCCCAGGGAAGATGTGTTACAAGAAATGATTACTCAGTATTTACTAAAAAACTTTTTCCAAACACACAGGCAGTTTCGGTATGGGGCGGAGAGGACGGAAGTTTTGATTCATCTTTAGGTGTTACATCAACACCATCATACGGAAAAGTTTTTATATCAATTAAATCTAATACTGGACAAAATCTAACCTCAGAACAAAAAACATCTTTGGTTAAATCTTTTGGCCCATTTACAGTTGCTTCAATTACACCAGTGATTGTTGATCCAGAAACAACTTTCTTAATTCTGGGTACAACATTTATGTTTGATTCCACTAAGACAGTTTTAGTTGGCCCAGACTTAGAAGCCGCTGTTATAACTGCGATTACAAATTATAACGACACATCTCTGAAAAACTTTAATAGTCCTTTTAGACACTCTGTGGTTACTGGACTTATAGATGATGTCGATGCCGCTATCTTAAATAACACTACAACTGTTACTATGGCAAAATTCTTTACACCTACTATATCATCAAATGTTTCTTACACAATAAGTTTCAACAATCCACTTTTTAATCCCCATTCTGGTCATAATGCTGACAATGGTGGTATTGTTGCATCCACTGGATTTAAAGTAGATGGTAGAACAGAGGAAATGTTTTTTGATGACGATGGTAAAGGTAATCTAAGAATGTATTACTTACAAGGTTCTGCAAGAACATATTATGCCACACAGGCAGGAACAGTAAATTATTCTACTGGAGTGGTATCTACAAATGCATATAAGTTTACTAGTGTGTCAGATGTAGATGGTGCGACATCAACTAAGGTAAGAATGACAGTAATACCAAACTCTAATGATGTTGTACCAGTAAGAAATCAACTACTGGAAATAGATTTAGTTAATTCAACATTTAATTCAAGCATTGATGCTACTGCAACAACTGGTGTTGGATATACAGTAGACTCAACTGGTGGTTCTTCACAGACAACCACTACTTCAGTTTCAACGACTCCATCATCTCCAGCATCTTCAGGCTCAACGAGTGCATATTAGGGAGTAGTCTATGTCAGAAAAATCTTCCAAGTTTCTCGGCAAGATATCTCCACTAATTGAAGGACAACTTCCAGACTTTATTAGAGATGAGAATCCACTCTTTGTAAAATTCGTAAAGGATTATTATAAGTTTCTTGAAGCAGGTAAGATGGAACTTACTGCAACAAATGACTATATCAAATATGAAACTGAAACTGTATCCTATGTCTTAAATGATGAGGGTGACAGAATACTTGCAGAACAAGGTTCTGGAACTGTTGGTAACTATATCAATGGTGAAACAATTACTGGTTCAATATCAAATGCAACAGCAGAAGTATTAGTTGAGGATGTTCGTAATGGAGTAATCTATATTACATCAAATCAAAAGTTTGAAACTAACGAAACTATAACTGGGGCAACCTCTGGTGCAACCGCCAAACTAACAAGATATCGTGCAAACCCAGTTCAAAATATTCAACAACTTTTAGACTATGCTGATGTAGATAATACAATCTTTGATTTCTTAAATAAATTTAGAGACTCCTTTATGGAGGCGATACCTAATACTCTTGCAACTGGAACATCAAAAAGAAATCTAATAAAATCTATCAGAGACTTATACTCTGCAAAAGGAACTTCAGAAGGTCACAAACTCTTTATGAGATTGTTACTTGGTGAGACTGCTTCCATCTTTTATCCAAACCAATATATGTTAAAAGTCTCAAATGGTGACTGGCGTCAAAAGACTACAATGAGAGTTGAGACAATTGGTTCTGCTGCTGATGAAATAGTAAACCAAGTTATTACTGGACAGACTTCTCTTGCAACTGCGATTGTCGTAGACACTATTACATTCCTACAAGGTTCTACCTCTGTCACGGAGTTGGAGATTGATACAGTAGTAGGAAACTTCCAAGAGGGTGAGATTATTACTGCTGTATCTACAGTAACAGATGTTAATGCTAACTTTAGATTAAAATCAATTGTTGCACAATCTGATATAGATGGTAGAGGTGCATTGTATACTAACAATGAACTTATAGAAGTTGAAAATTTAGGTAATGGATTTGCAGATGTTAGAATAGATGGAATTGAAACTGGTGGTATCACTGATGTTGACATAGATGTCGTTGGTGTAAATTATCAAGTTGGAGATAGACTAACATTTACTGCAAATGCTGTAGATACAGATGTTTCAGATGCAACTGGTTTTGTAAGTGTAACTGGTGGTGGTATTCAATTAGAGGATTCTAGTGATATAATTATTCTTGAGTCCGATACAAATATTACTGCTGAAAATTTTGACATACAATTAGAGAGTAGACCAGAAGATAGGTTTATCGGAGATGGTACAACAACAGCATTTACTTTAGTGAATGTTCCAAGTTCAGATACAATCACAGTTGAAGTAGATAATATTGTTACAACTGCTTATACACAATCTGGTTCTACAATTACATTTACAACTGCACCATCAAGTCTTGCAACGATTTTTATAAAAGGTAATCCACAAGATTATCTACTATTAGATAGAACGGATAGTGGTGGTTCTGATGCTGGTTACAGATTACAAACTAACCAACAAATAGAAGTTACGGACACTTATGGAACTGCAACAGATCAAATAGTTCTTGAGGATGCTTCTTTAGGTGCAGAGTTTGGACAAGTCAAAAAGATATTTATAGAAAACAAAGGTGTTGGTTATACTAGACTACCCACAATCACTGTTACTTCAACCTTTGGATCTGGAGTAGACTTAACAGCAATATCTTCAGAAATAGGTAGAGCCCAAGCATTTAAAATAGAAGATTCTGGATTTGATTATTCAATTTCAAATTCACCAGTAATTTTTCCAAGGGCACATTTTATTTTAAAAGATATATCTGGAACATTTGCTGATGGTAATACTCTTACTTCAGACGGACATATTGGAACTGTTAAAGCATTTGACAGTGGAACAAAACTACTTACAACAACATTTGAAAACATAGAAAGAATTAGTCACGAACAAAAAGGTGTCACATTTCAAGACAGTATTGAGTTAGAAGGAAACACTGGTGATAATCTTAATTCACAATTTATTTTAGAAGATGAACAAGATTTTGATGGTGGTGGAAATATTCTTTTAGATGGCACAAGTGTGTTTACACCTGACCCTCAAACATTCGTATTAAAAGTTAAAAAATACACAGAAGTTATAGATGGTATTTCATATAATCGTTTCATGATAAATGAATCAAAGAAGCCAGAACTTGCTCTATATGAAGGTAATACATATTATTTTGATTTATCAGACTCATCTTTGTACACAGATAATACTTCTGCAAATGCTCATCAGTTAAGATTTTCTACTACACCAGACGGAACTCATGGTGGAGGTGTTGCATTTACAAATGGTGTAACCGAATCAGTTATTACACTTATACCTATTGGAACTGCTGGTTCTTTTGTCCAGATAGTTGTGCCATCTGGTACAAACACATTATATTATTATTGTGTAAATCATGCTGGTATGGGTAACAAAATAATAACCCCATCAATCCAATCAACAATTGTAGATGAGGGTGGTAAAATATTATCAGATGGTTTTAGTAAACATGAGTTTAATATTCTACTGGAAGATTCTATCAATCATACTGGTTTTGGAATATTAGAGTTTGAAGAAGATCCTGGCTTTATCAGAGGACTTTTAGATTTAGAGGAAAGAGAAGGTAAAGTTCTCTTAGAAACTTCTAGTGAGATAAGTGGTGGTGGTATAGAACTTGAAGATGCTATTGGTAAAGTAAAGGCTGGTTTCCAGTATGATGTAGGTGGTGTTCAGTTAGAAGAGTCTATCAGTAACTTTGTTCAAGGTGCTGGTGAAGAGATTGTATTAGACAGATATAGAGAACAAAGAACAAACATTTTTCTTATCCAAGAAGATGGTAGTAAATTACACACAGAAGAATTTGGTTTCAATCTTGTATTAGAGGATAATGACCAGTTCTTGTTAGATGATGAGACTGCTGATTTTATTGTATTGGATGGAACAAATAGTTCTTCTCTTAACGCTGGTGAAAAACTGATTACAGAAAGTGGTATTGACTTCTCAAATAAAGATGTTACAATCACAGACTCCAGTGGTGCAACTGGAACAATTATATTTACTGATATCGCAAGTGGTACAACCACAGTGAGTACCACATCTACTGGCGTGGGTAACTATGTCACTATTGATAACCTAATAGGTGAGGACTTGATTCGTATTCAAGATT